ACTTGCGGTGAGCATGGTTTTTCGCTGGTTTAACCACTCTTCCGACTTCTGTGGTGCATACTCCTTCTCGAGGAGCACTTTTACCTTCTCGTTCATTAATTGATTGTTGCTCTAAACGTTTAAGTGTTATTCTGATATGTTTGCTCGAGTAAACAGAACCTTTTTCCTTTTTATCGTTTTTTGTGACTCGTTTTCTTGGCGAATAATTATCGTAACTCATTTTGAATAATTGTATTTGTGCGATGACTTAGGTGGATAAAAGAATGCCTGTGCAGCATTTTGTTCGGCTTGTTTTTTATTTTTGGCACAACCCGATCCTAAGGATGTTCCACCCACTGATACATCTATACAAAAAACACCGTTTTCATGCGTTTTGATTGTATATAGGGGCAATTCTAATGCGTTTGACTGACAATATCTCATAAGATGATCTTTGAAATTATCATCTATCATGATAGACTGCAGATTTATATACATTGGGTTGTTGTATATGCGAAGAATGAACTCTTTCGCGTGTAACAAACCCATATCCATATAAATAGCACCTATGAGCGCTTCAAATACATCCTCTAGAATTTTGGGGTTGTGTATCCATTGATTTCGCATACCCTTTTCATCCATACGTATCCATTTATATAATTCAAGCTTTGACGCTATTCCCGCCAATGTCTCACCACGAACAAGTTTTGTACGCGCTTTTGTGAGGAAACCCTCTTGCCGGTCTTCATATTTATCATATAAGAATTTAGTAATCACGAATCCCAACACGGAATCGCCTATAAATTCTAACGTCTCAAAAGAACCCGTCAAACACGTATCTTCTTTCAGAGCAGATTTATGTGTAAATGCTTTTTGGTACAAATCTATATTAGATATTTTTGTACCAACAAGGGATTCGATAGTATTCCTATCGATAGTCATTGTTATTTAATGTAAGTGTTTATTTTTTAAGTATTTACTTGGCCACAACCTCGACCTTCGTATAGTGAGGGCTGAGGAACTTCTGCAAGTTCAGAAAGGTAACCTGAATGTCGGCCGGGGGGTCCAAGAGGTCGCGGAGCTTCTTGTCGAGGACGAGCACGCGGCCGTTATCAGGATGCTTGAGTCCGTTAGCCTTGACGTATTCGTTGATAGAACGAGTCACGGTGCTGCGGGAGACGAGCTTTCCTTCAGGAAGATCGAGGAAGACCCGAAGCTTCTCTGAAATCTTCTGCTCACGGTTAAATCCGTTGTTCTTGGCGCGGTTGGCGGACTTCTCACCAGTAGGATCGTCCTGCTTAGCCTTGATCTTTCTTACGATCTTGGTGAGCGACTTAAGTTCAGTACGGAAGGCGGCGATTTCAGTGAGGACAGATTCAATAGACATTGTATGTTACTTATGTGCTTCATCTTTAAGTAGGTAAAAATGTTTACATATATTAATGGACAGAAAAGTTTATTCTAAAGCTGCCGTCGATAAGTACATGAACGATAATTTATTTTTTAACGATGCTAAATTAAAAAAATATTTTGACAGGAACGAAGCGAGAGATCTAGGAAAATTTAGAAACAGAGTGAAAACACATTTCAATTCTAAATCTTTCGAAAAGTTTGTGTATGTATGTGTAACAGATGTTACACGTGATATTGTACTAAACACCGTAAGTGAAATAAGTGAATGCATGAAATCCATGGGAGATCTTATTATAAGTGGTGGTGAAGCATTCAACATGTACATGCCATATGAGAAAAGAGTTGTCACGAGTGATATCGATGCGAAATTTGTCCCTCGGATATCTTACGATGCGAAATATTTCGGTAAACTCCAGGCTATTAAGCTTATTTTATGGGATAAACTTGGGCAGATTGCACAGCGTTTGAATTCTCGGATCAAGAATCGAATATTATCGATGGATTCAAAGGTGTTGAAATATTTGGGTATAGGTTTTAAACAGAGTGGAGCATTTGTCACTCGAAGGTATACACTCATCAAGAAGAAGAAGACGCGTGAGAATAACAAAGCCGGTAAAGGTGATGTATTCATCGATGTTGAACTATTCGCATTAGACACAAACATACGGTTTTTCTCTCCAGAAAAGGGTAAAATAGTCGATACGGTACTGGGGGGTTTGCTCGATATACCATTCATGCGTCCTAGAGAATTTGGATACGATGTTGTCAGAACATTGAAAAAGGGTATAACATACCGAAACGTAACGACCAATAAGATGATAATTAACAAAAAGGTTTTCGTTGCGAGTAAAGAATTTTTGATAGATGATATCTACCTGATGCACACGTTGAAACTTCGTCCAGAAAAAAAGGAAAAGGATAGGCAACGATTAATACGACTCGCGGGAATGTTTGTTAAGAATATAAAATCGACTGATTCGATAGAAACCATATTCAAACGGGTTAAACCTAAACTAAAAAAAGTTTATACAGCGAAAGTCACCAAACGACGGGACGTCTCTATAAAAAACGCACTTCGGGTCAACCCACAGAAATACAAACAGTACACGACAGAACCATCGAGGGAACGTTTATCGAAACAGATTGTACATGGAGTTGCACCAGTTTTACGTAATACTGTCGTCGAAGGTTATGAACGATCGAATGGTAATCAACGTTTCAACCTGAATAACCTTAAATGGAAACGCGCGAACAACAACTCATACGTGAAGAACGAGTTTCCGATGCGCCCTATACAGGCTCGAAATATACCGAAAAACCTAAACATGCCTGCTACATTGTATGGGTTTAGACCCAGAAGAGATGGTTGGGTTCCGAAACCACTTCTCGAACGTTCTGCTGCTATCCCATTTGTTGGTTTAAAGAGATGAAACGTATGTCATATACAAAATGATCTACGATACTATTTCCAAGGGTGAAGACGGTTTATACCACGTACACGCATTCACCGATGAACGTAAGCGTCAATTCGTTCAGCTGAACGACGTGACTGTTATTGACACTACCGACGATATCACAATCGACGTAAACGCGTCCGAGAAAATCGACGCCATTCACAACGCAAACATCCAGAACGCGATCGATTCTAGTGAGAACTGGTTCGGTAAAAAAATGACCGAAAAGACGATTCGCGCTGCTTATATGCGAGACGAGACACTGACGACTGAACGAATTGAACAGACGAAGATGTATGGTTTCGATAAAGAACCCCTTGATATCGAGTCTCTTCAAGTGGGTTCGAAATGTTCGGTGATTGTTGAATTTCACGGTTTATGGTTCGCGAAGAAGGCGTTTGGTCCAGCATGGAATATTGTACAGGTCAGACTTAATAAGCCAGAAGAACCCGAAAAGGAAAAATTTGATGATACTTACCCAGCAGAATACATGTTCGGGGATGATCAATGAAAAAAAATTGTTCGTACTATATAAAGATGTTTCCTAACAAGATGCTGAAGTCGAATGTGGTTCGCGCCTTAATCCTTATCGCGGTCGCGGTTGTCGTGATTGTCGTTTTGAAAAAAACTCAACCGACGTCTAAGTACGCTGTCAAGGAAAAGATGTATGCCCCTACTTCAGGTGCCCCCGCCCCCAAGGGCGTCGCAACCCCTAAGTCTGCGTCCGACTGTGAAATGAAAGCTGGTACGGGACTTGCGTCCTCCCTTCTCCCCCGTGAAGTCGCTTCTCAGGAGAACTTCGGTGAGTTCGCCCCCGAAGATGTCCTCGCTGGTCAGAACTTCCTTGAAGTTCGCGATCAAATTGGCATCCCCGAGACCACAGGTGGCGCGCTTCGCAACGCTAACCATTCCATTCGTGCCGAGCCTCCCAATCCTAAGGTGGCTTTCACGTGGAACAATTCCACCATCAGCGCAGATAACATGCAACGCCCCCTCGTTTAATAACTTAAAGGTATTTACCGTATTTAGAATACATGTCTAGCAATCAAGCAGAAGATCTCACACTCAGCGTCTCTAAACTTGTTGAATTGAATCAACAGATTAAAGAAGCCCGATCCGATATTAAAGTCCTGGCACAGGCAGAAAAAGCACTTAAGTTGCACATCAAAAAGTTAATGGTAGATAACGGCCTCGACGTCATCAATACCAAAACTGGTAAAATCACAGTAAAGAAAAGTGTCAGAAAGGTTGGTCTTAATAAGGATTCTATCAAGGACGGTCTTAACGTATTCTTCGAAGGAGACGATTCCCAGGCGGAGTCTGTATTAAAGGTTATACTCGAGAGTTTACCATCAAAGGAAACATCCACACTCTCCATTACGGGCTTGAAATCTAAAAAGGCACAATAAAATGGTTTGGTATCAGTACGTATACGAGGCTACGACAGGAAACGATGTTGAAGTTGATAGCGACTGTGAGTTTATTGGAGACGAACCAGAGCGGACGATCGAAGATTGGGAAATTGCATATTCGGAAGAATTGAATATGATGTGGGATACCATGCGTACTCTCATGTACGATGCACATATCGAACACCAGGGTAACTTCATTGATTTTGTTGATTTTTGTTACACGGAACATGACACAGATTCCATACGTACAACATGGGAATACCAGGAGCAGACAATATGGTATGAAGAACGACTTGTTCATATCTGGAAAAATCTCAGGCGCAATATAAACGATAATGGTCTCCATGAAGAAATGATGCGTGGAGCTAAATTCTCAGATTTCACATGGTTTCTGAAAAATATTATGTGTATATACTAAATGTTACCTGCGATCACTTCCAAGAAAGTGGCGATACCGTCCATCCTTTTCCTGGCGCTCAGCCCGGGTATGTTGCTCAAGACGAACGGCACCAAAGTGTCATTCAAAAACATGGGCACGGACAAGATGTCTGTGTTCTTTCACGGCCTCGTGTTCTTTTTGGCGTATTCACTCATCGCGAAAGCCATGGGTCTCGTCCTTACACAGGCCGATCTTCTCATGACAACTTCTCTGTTCATGGCTCTCAGTCCCGGCATGCTTCTCACGATCCCCCCGGGTCAGGTGATGTCTGGTAAGACTTCGCAGTTTGCGATTGTTACACACACCGTTGTCTACGCGGTGGTGTTCGCTTTATTGCGAAAGCAATTTCCTAAGTTCTATTAAGTGACAGTATGGAATATCTTGTTTTAGGTCCATCATCAATGGGTATGTTTGGGTTCATTGGGTCATTAAAAAAACACGAAAATAAATTAGAAAATATAAAAGAAATATCAGGCTCATCAGCTGGTGCTATATTAGGTGCGTGTCTAGCTCTTGAAATACCACTTGATGATGTACTTAGAAAATTCATGAAAATTGACATTGAAAGTCTATCAAAATATAAATTACGAACATTTTTTAGGAACTATGGTCTTGTCGATATGGAACCTGTACGTGAAGCGCTTGTTTCGGTATTCGGATCGGATGTGAAATTCAGGGATTTGAAAAAAAAATTACACGTTTCTGCATATAACTTAAATCGGGGGCGGACAGAATACTTTTCCAGTGATACAAACCCTGATATGTGCGTCGTAGATGCTGTATGTATGAGCATGTCAGTGCCATTTATAGCTGCTACAAGACAGTATGACGGTAATGTATACTTGGACGGTGGTACTAAAGAGGATATACCCATCACACCGTTTTTAGGAAAACCATACCATAAGGTATTGTCTTTCAAACTTAAGGTCAGAGAGCGTTATATTGAAAAAATAAACTCGTTCAATCTTTTTATTAGTACTTTATTAGGATCTATTTTAAATTTGAGAGCAGATATAGATACGACTAGATTATGTAAAACAATATACGTCTCTACAGGTGACTATAATTTATTTAAATTTGATATGTCGCATGATGACAAACTCCGTATGTTTTTCTTAGGCTTTAACGAATAGAATCCCACTTGTTACATTTATTTTATCTAGATATAACAAGATGGATGCGTGTGATCCAGATGCCAAGTCGACAAATATCAGGAAACTGATTAAACTTCACACAGGCAAAACCATATCTTTAACAAGAGATAAGGTGTGTGAGATAATGCACGATGTCCAGCAGGGTAAGTTACCACTACCCCCACTCGTACTTACACGAGATAAACGATACCTATTAGATCCTAAATCTCCACTCACTCGTAAGGATTATGAAACTTTATTCAAATCCACCGTAACTTCTAAAGATGTAAAAAGACTGGCGAAGAAGGTGGGTTTAACCGAGACGGATAAGACAATAGCCAGCTTGAAAAGTGCTATAGGCCGAAAGCTGTCGAGTATGAAAGTCCGTGAACCTATATTGTTACCGGGTTCTCGTGTATTCACAAAGGTGAAGAATGAATCTTTCATAAATGAAGAAACTGAGAACCGTAACGAGAACCGTAACGAGAACCGTAACGAGAACCGTAACGAGAACCGTAACGAGAACCGTAACGAGAACCGCAACGAGAGTCGTAACGAGAACCGCAACGAGAACCGCAACGAGAACCGTAACGAGAGTCGTAACGAGAACCGCAACGAGAGTCAGGTACGGAATGGAAATGTAAACATGTCTAATAAAGATTTACGAACTAAATTAGCACGTAAACGCCATGAAGATCGGATGAAGAAATTCTCTATAAGTGGTACACTTAACGGAAGTTCGAAACTTAATGGTATTGCTGCGAATAGACAGAAAATGAACACCGAAATGCGATTGGAGAGGATGAAACTCAACGCGAACCGTCGTATTCGGGATCAGAAGCGAAATTTCGATAAACGTTCTTCGGAAAAACAAGTGATTGAAGAGCGTCGTAAGAGACGTGAAGCGCGGATAATTGAGACTAAAGTGCGAAACGAGTCACGTGCACGTATTAACGCTAATAGTAGAGCTAAGAAGGCAGAGGCAGCACAAAATCGTGAGTATGAAAACAAAAAACGCGCTCAATTGAAAGCGAATACGAACTCAAAGCGTGTGAAGAGTTTAGAGAAAAATTACGCAAACCTTAAAACTAAGGCGAAGAATACATTAAACAGGTATAATCTCAATAGAAAGCGAGCGTTTATACAATTAGGTAGTTCTCGGTCGAAAGTGAATGGACTCGATAAGAAGCTGAAAAGTGAGATAAAGCGTGTAGATATAGAACGTAGTGTCAGTGCGAAACTTCAATCCAATTTAAACGCGGTGACGATACAGGTCGAGAAGAGTGAGCGGCGTATTAATGAAATAGAAACAGAACGCGGTGTATTGAACAAACGTATAAAACTATTGCAATTAGACCTGGAAACTCAGAGTAAAAGTGGGAGTGTGGTTGAAGTTGCACGATTGACGAAAGAATTAAATAAGGCTAATGTCGAGATAGAAAAGTTGGGTAAGGAAGTAACTACTCTAATGAATAATACTGAAACAGCGGTCGCTAGTGCTACGAAGGAGTTGAATTTAAAGCTGGCACAGGCAGCTGAGAATAAACAGAAGGCTATTAACGGTTTAAGAGCTAATCGAAATCGTAAATTACAGATTAAGAATGCCGCACTCATGGGTGCAGCTCGCAACGCGAACGCCGCAAAAAAGGAGTTGAATGCGATCCGGTTTCAAAAAGAAACTGCTCTCGCGAAAGCTGCGACTGAAAAGATAAGTGCGGTTGCGGCTGCGGAAAAAGCGGCGCGTGAAGCTACTATGGCAGAAACGGCTACCGAGCGAGAAAAGGCTAAGCGAAATCTCGCGAATGCAAAAGTTAAAATTAATGCAGCAAATGCGAACAAAACGCAAGCGCTCGCGAACGCAAAGACTGAACGAAATGCAGCCCTCATACGGGTGGAGCAGAATAAGAATGCCGCACTCATGGGTGCAGCTCGCAACGCGAACGCCGCAAAAAAGGAGTTGAATGCGATCCGGTTTCAAAAAGAAACTGCTCTCGCGAAAGCTGCGACTGAAAAGATAAGTGCGGTTGCGGCTGCGGAAAAAGCGGCGCGTGAATCTACCATGGCAGAAACGGCTACAGAGAAAGCCGCCGCTGAACAAAAGCTAAAAAATGCACAAGCCAAGATTAATGCAGCAAATGCGAACAAAATGCAAGCGCTCGCGAAGGCGAAAATCGATAAACAGAAGGCTATTAACGGTTTAAGAGCTAATCGAAATCGTAAATTGCAGAACGCGAACGCCACAAAAAAAGAGTTGAATGTGATCCGGGTGGAAAAGGAAGCTGCTCTCGCACTGGCAAATGCTGAAAAGAAAAAAGCTGTGGCCATGGCCGAAGAAGCTGCTAAGGCTAAGGCTGCCGCGAATACACAAGCCGAGAAAAACGCTGCAGAGAAGCAGGCTGAAAATGCGAGGAAGGCGCGCGAATTGGCAGCGAAACAGGTTACAAATGCACTCGAGAAAGCTGCAGCGGAGCGAAAGCGTGTAGAGAATGCCAAGGCGAGAATGAAGTCGATCCTAGCAGTTAAGGCTCAAAAGGCTCGCAACACCGTACAAAAACGGAGCAATGAAAAAGCGACTGCGAACAAAGCTGCTGCAAATGCAGAGTCACTCAAAAAACAGCGACAGGAGGTTCGGGATAGAATGATTGCAGCGAAGACGAAAGCTGATGCGAATGCCATGGCGATCAAGAAGGCGAAGGTTGTAAAGATGCGTAAAATTTTGGCTACGTACAAGGGTACCAACCCCCTGCGGAAAGCGTCGGTAGCGCGTCAGGGAGAAGACTTGATAAAACAGTATGAAAATGGTAAAATGGTACAGATTGAACTGGGCATCACAAAACTTGTACGCAACGCGAAAACCCGAAATGCCGAACTCACGACAGAGCGATTAGTCACCACTCAAACGTCCAATGCTAAGACGCAATTCGAAGCGAGAAAGAAAAGGGAGACGAATGACAAGGAGGCAGCTCGTCTCGCGAGGATAGATGCCATGAAACGGACAGGACAAGCGGTCGCTGCGAATAGAAGATTGGTGCAGTTTAAAGCTAACGCTCGGAGATCCAAAAACGCTATGGCTAATAAGAAAGCGATCAACGAAATGAAAGCTGCGTCGGATAGGAAGGTTGTTTCAAGCATGGTAGGTGGCGCCCTCGCGAAAGCCGTTAAGTCTGAGCCGGTCACTACCATTTATCAGTCGGCGACCGACGCAAACCGACGCGTGGTGAAAAAAAAGGTCGACGAAAAAGTCGACTCAAAAGGGTATAAAGCTGTATGGAATGCAATGATTAACATCGATGGAAAAGATAAAGCTGGTCTATATAAACTCGACACGAAGTTGAATAAAAAATATGTTTTAAAACAAGGTATTCAAGATATACCAGTTGAAGCATTTCGAAAGGGACGGCTACCGGGAAGTGGTGTAGCCGCGAGAACTACACTACTCACTCAAGTCATGCGACCGTATATTGGAGGAGGTGACAAATATAACGAACATAAAAAGCAATATAATAACGCATTCAAAGTATACAAAAATCCCACTTTTGGGAAAACGAATTCTTCGAAAATCAATGGTATGGTCTCTGCTAATAATGTTTTGGTAAGTATGAAACGCGTGCCAGTGCCGCCACCGGGTGTCAAACCACCGAATGGAAGGTTTCGAGCTGCTGCACGGACACAGATACCACCCGCTAAACCATCTGCGATAGCTACAGCCGTCAAGATAACCATGAATAAGAAAAGGGCGGTCGGAAACCCAGCCCTTGCAAGACAGGCGTATACCAATCAGGGTAAATTTCAGAGAAATATGAATATTAGAAAAGCCGCCGAGGGAGCCCGCAACGCTGCTAAGGGGAAAATAGCTAGAGAAGCTGTTAAAACAACGGGGTGGAACTTGACCACGAATGCGGGAAGAGCTAAATATCGAGTGTCGAGAACATTTCCAGGTGGTAAAGATAAACCGGTAATGATGCGGTTGCGGAAAAGGTTTCACACGCGTGTAGATTTAGTCGGAACCCGTCCCGATGCCCCGAATATGAACACAGTCATGGCAAATGTGAATAGGGCAGCTATTGAACATCAAAGAAGTGGTGCGATCAAGCAAATCGGCTTAAGTAAAAAGTAAATTGTAAAAAAATAAGTAAAAATGATTCACATTGACGACGACTGCACCGTGATTACCGACATGCCTCTCAGCGACGAGGTTGCCGATTTCATCGAAAAGGGTCTTCATGTGAACATGACAGAGAGGGAGGTGGAGGATTGGTGTGATGCCAACCTTGATAACGTTACGGAGTTATATGAGAAGCATGGGCATTCATACATGTCATACAAGGAGGCGGAAATGACGTTATTTTTTGCGAAAACGATATATAAACATGAGAACATGCGGGAAGTGTTGGCTCAATTTGTGGCGTGTCAGTGCTAAAAGTATAGATTTTAATAAACAAAACTATTCCTATTAATTATTCGTCAACTTCACATTCCTCCTCTTCTTCCTCTTCCTCAGCTGCGACTGTATCATCAGCTGCAGGGGGTCCCACACCCTGGAATGCGAATGAAGGCAGTTTTTGAGATTTCTCACAAAGAGCTTGCGAAAGACGCACGCTCACCCCGAACTTGTTATCAATAAACCAGATCTGATTAAAGTCGACGATACACATGCATTTTTGTCCCTTCTCGATGCTGTCAATCGGAATGCTTTTCTGGTTCGCATCATACGCCTCAGCGAGGAACTCACCGGTAGGCTTGGTCATGATCTTGAGCTTGAGAGTTGATGGGTAAGATTCCTTACCGGGGCGAACGAGCGGCTTGTACAATGCTTCACGGATGACCTCGATATTGTATGGTTTGCCGAGCCATTCCTTGGAGTTTTTGGCGACAGTTTCGAGGATCATTTGGTCGAGTGCTTGAAGCTTTTCCATCAGGGCAGTTGCACCTTCATTATCGGTATCGAATGAAAGGTCGAGTGAATAAGATGTTTTGTTGGTAGCCTCGTCAGTGAATGCACTGAGGCCGAAAGGTGATCTCATGAAAGGAAGCTGTAGGTACAGCTTCTTGTTGTCTGGTGCGTTAATGTATACGGTTTTACCACCGTTTTTATTCTTCTTCATGGCAGAAAGAACGGTGGAGGTGGGTTCGAATTGTTCATAACGCTGGATGATAGTGGAAGACATGTTGGTTGCTTATATCTTATATATGAGACGAAACTTTAAGTATATTTTTTTTCTACGTATACATTACTACAAAGAATGGGACTCTTCAAAGACTGTGGTTGTGGATGTAATGGTAAAAAGCAAGAACAAAAATTGTTCATTTCTGCTCAAGCGGCGCTCGTGTTTTTCATAATCGCCAGCCCCGATACGTTTAGGCTCATGCGAAAACTTTTAGGTAAATGGGTGTCAGGACCTAATGGATGTCCCACAACCAGTGGACTGCTTTTACATTCTCTCGTGTTTTTATTGGTTACATGGGGTATGATGAACATAAAGATTGAAGGATACACACCGGAAAATGTCGCCCCAGCTCCTCAGGCGGTAGCTCCTACGAAGGTCATGCCCAAGATGCCCGTGAAGCCCAGGATGCCCAAACCTACCAAGGAAATGGGTGTTATCAGTGGAGAAGACAAGAGTTTCGCTGCCACGGCCACACCCCCCGCAGTGATGGGTGGTATGCCTTCCATGAAACCCAAGGCGCCTCCTTCCATGGCGAAGGCTGCACTCCCCATGCCGGGTATGACAGAAGAACCCGTCGGGATGTACGACAGTGGTGCGATGTTCGCCCCCATGGACATTAACACGGGTGTTGATATGCCCGGATCTATTAAATTAGGTGCTTCTAACATCAGCGTATCTTGTGCCGATGGACGTAGACCTATTGTTGCTTAAAATTCTTCATCGAACGTGACGGCGGTACTTTCATCGATTTTACCGTAATCACCAACTCGTTTTTCGAAAAAATTAGTTTTACCATCTAGGGAAATATTTTCCATAAAATCAAAGGGATTTTGCATGTTCCAGATTTTATTGAACCCAGCTTGTTTTAGGAGGCGGTCGGATACATATTCGATATAATCCGACATTTTATCAGAGTTCATACCAATGAGACTACACGGTAACGCGTCGATGATAAAACTTTTTTCAATCTCAACAGCTTCACGTACGATTTGTTGAATAATCTCTTCGGAAGGTTTGTCCTTTAGCATTTTAAATAATTCAATCGCGAATTCTAAGTGAAGTCCTTCGTCGCGGCTTATGAGCTCATTACTGAAACACAGACCGGGCATGAGACCGCGCTTCTTTAGCCAGAAAATGGCACAGAAACTACCAGAAAAGAAAATACCCTCTACACATGCAAATGCTAATAAACGTTCTGCGAATGGGCGAGATTTATCAAACCATTTGAGAGCCCAGTCAGCTTTTCGCTTAATCGCGTCTATAGTTGTTACAGCGTCGAATAAATGTTGTTTTTCTGAACTGTCGCGAATATACTTATCGATGAGTTTACTATACGTTTCCCCATGTACCATTTCATTGTGAACCTGATACGCGTAAAAGGATCTCGCCTCAGTATACTGAACTTCATCTGCAAAGTTATTGTTTATATTCTCAAACACGATACCATCCGACCCCGCGAAAAATGCGAGGATGTATTTAACAAAATGGCGCTCATTATCACTTAATTTTTTCCAGTCCTCCATATCTGAAGCGACATCAACTTCCTCAGCAGTCCAGTTGGACATTTGAGCCTTTTTATAAAGTGCCCATAGATTTTCATGTTCAATGGGAAATACAGTAAATCTACTCATGACGGGTAAAAGCATGGGTTCAGCATCCTCGATATAGTCTTGAAAAGCAAAGTAATCACCTATGTATTCTCCATTGACCATAATTTGCGGGTACGTCGATGCACGGGATCCGAATTTTTCTTTTAGTTCATTTTTATCGACCATGATTTTTTTATAATCAAGTTTCATCTTCTTACATATATCTTCAGCATATTCGCAGTACTTGCAATCATCTTTCGAAAAAATTTCAATTCCCATATCGTGTGTTATTAGCTTATAATATTTTTGTCATAAATCTTTATATGAGATGTTTGAGTTTTCAGAAATTCAGCCTGGAGATCTCATACGAGTTCTTGTAAATTTCGATGATCTGGATGATGATGCGTACGCTCTCGTAGAAGAGCATTGTAATGATTACTTGATTGTTAAGTACTATTCAGAGACGACGTGTACGTATAAGGGTGCGGAAGTGTATACACTAGATGAAGAGACTAACATACTCAGGGAAGAGAGTGTGAGTGAACATTTTCCAGGAAAGGAAAACATTTTCACATGTGTCAGCGAAAATGATCGAATGTATGTGATAGAGACTGAACAGGATTCTGATATGGAAAGTGAGTTGTGTGTTGAAAGTGATGAAACTGGGAGTGATGTAGGTAGCTTCGTGGTATCCGATAGTGAGTTTGAAGGGCGATTAGAGTTACCACCCGATGCTGCAGCTGTAGACCGGGCATGGAATGAATGGACGCCGTCTAGCCCAGGCTCTTCGCGGTTTAAAGAGGCTGTTGATAGGATTGAGGAACGGGCGCGACTGCAAATGGATAACATAAATTTTTAACCTAAGTGCGACATTTCCTGTGTAAAAAAACAACCGTAGTTCATAATGAACCCTCAAACATTGGCTACTATATGGTCTGAATTAGATCGCATACAAACGAAACCAACATTAAAACCAAAGCCAATGGATACTAGATTTTGCACCCAATGCAACAATTACAAAACACTTACAAGAGAAGGAATGGTGTGTACCGACTGTGGAATGGTTGACTCTATTTATATAGACGATACAGCCGAATGGACGAGTGGTATATCCGACGATGGTCGTGTTTCAGATCCATCACGATGTGTTGTACCCTCTTCAAACCCGGAATTATTTTCTGATGCATGGGGAAAAGGTACAGTCATAGCTACAAAACATACATCGAGTTACGAGACAAAACGAATGGCGAAGATCAATTTTCATAGCTCCATGAATCATAGAGATCGTTCGTTATTCCATGCATACAAAGATATAGACGAGGCATGTGTAGACATTCCGGATGGTGTATTAAAAGATGCAAAGACGCTATACAAAAAATTTAACGAAGGTAAACTGACAAGAGGAGCTGTACGCTCGGGTATCAAAGCTAATTGCGTTTTATACGCGTGTAGACTAGCACAAATCCCTCGAACAACGAAAGAGATTGCCACGATGTTCAGTATCCAGTGTAAGGATATTAGTCGCACGACTGGCATTTTTACAGAAACTATAAATGATACGAAAACCGAGAAGAATTATATAACAAAACCATTTAACGTGATGTCGAGACTGCTTAACTCATTCGAAGTGTCACGTGAAGAGCGATTGCGATGTAATCAAATGTGTACCCAAATGGAAGAGTGTGTAGATTTAATGAGTAAATCCCCTAATAGTGTGGCTACGACAGTGATTTTCATGGTACTGAACAATAGACTTTCCAAGACGGAAATATGTGAGAAATGTTCTGTATCTGTACCGACACTTAATAAAATTGTACTCATAATGAAGCGACACTTAGAGGATAAATTGTAATATAGAATAGATATGACGAAACTTTTTTTAAGTACACCGTGCTACGGTGGATTATGTTTAGAAAAGTACCTGAAGAGTATTGTCCAGCTTCAGTTACTTCTCATACGTGAAGGTGTTCAACTCATGTTGGACACTACAGAGAATGAGAGTTTAGTACACCGCGCCCGAAACGTATCAATCGGTCGATTCATGCAAAAGACTGATGCGGATTTTTTTATGTTCATTGATGCGGATGTCGAATTTGACCCGAAAGCAGTCGTGCGTCTTTTAAAGTCCGGTCATGACATTTCTGTCGCTGTTTATCCTAAAAAGGTTGTGATGTGGGATCAGGCTCGCACGGCTGTAGAAGGCGGCGACGAGCGAGACATGTCCCTGTTGTCATCCAGTTTAGTCGCGAACATTGGAGCTCATAAACGTTCGGTAGTAGACGGTTTCGTTGAAGTGCTCGATGGACCCACTGGGTTTATGATGATTTCTCGATCGGCGCTTGAAAAAATGCACGAACATTATAAAGATACACTAACGTGTAAGAATGATCACCAGGGTCGAGATTTCGATGAATATTGTGCTATTTTCGATTGTATGATTGATCCAGACTCAAAAAGATACCTATCGGAAGATTACGCGTTTTGTAGAAGGTGGCAGCAAATGGATGGAAAGATTTACGCTGACGTCACTACAACACTCGGTCACGTTGGAAACTTACCCTTCTCCGGTTGCTTAGATGACAGGCTTAAGGCTTAGGGTGTTATGATAAGAAATGAAACTTCGAACGATCGTCGTGACACGAAGTGGTGCGTGCCACGTTAAGACGTTGCATACAATACTGAGATGTAACATAAAAAGTCTGCAAACTGAAGGCGTTCAACACGAGATTGCATTCGTGAATGATGACCCATACGAAAAATCGGAATGTATCGAAAAGAGTATGAAAACGCACGATCGCATATTCTTCCTTGATTTTGGTATACATGTGGATGATAAAAGTTTATCAGTGGTTTTTGAACCGAATGAAAACATGAACGTAATCGTTTTCCCCGCGGTTATGGATGGTATAGACTGGGTAATGTTCAAGGAAAAGGTTAAGAGTGGGTCAAAAGAGCCTACGAATCAAATGGGAATGCACTTCGATACAGATGTTTCGTCGTGTATCAATGATAGTTATTATAACGTGAAATCTACATGTGCAAAGACGTGGGTGATGATGTGCAAGCCAACGCTCAAACACTTGAAATGTAGACGTACAGGTGATGTGAAAATACATCCTAAGTCGAAAGTGATGTTTGAAAAATTCAAAGAAAGCGGTGTGAAAATTGCGGCATATACCGCAGCTAACATATTAATTACCTATACACACGAGTGTGTGGGAAACATATTAAATTCAGCTGGTATTAAATCTAGTTAAAGATAACAGTAAAAGTTTCTGTACAATGCAACGTCTATCTGTAAATAGGGACGATCCTCTTTACAAATATGCGATTACCTATATGGAACACTCATGGGGAACGACTGGTAAAAACATATTTCCGGGAAGTCAACCAATCTCCATCGAATACCGCCATTTCAAAATGTTATCTGATACCCCATATGTTGTATGTGAAAAGACGGATGGTGTACGTTTTATGATGCTTGCATTTATGTTTGAGAATAAAAAGCATTGCGTTTTCTTAAACCGTGCACTTGAAATGTTTTCATGTCCACTTAATTTCAGAAAGTCCGTGTACGATGGTACCATCGTGGAAGGTGAAATGTATGAAGATACGTTTATGATCTACGATATACTAATTGCGTGTGGAGATGTTGTCGGTAATCGAGACTTTTTATCGAGACTTGAATGCATTGAAGGTGTGAAAAAAATGCTCATAAGTCTCAAGTATGATCCTATCAAACTTAAAATAAAAACATTTCATCTCATGTCAGATTACAAACAGTTCAAGGATGTGTATTTACCATCTGTGACGCAAGATGTCGATGGGCTTATTTTTACACCTATACGAGACACTGTGAAAACTGGAACACATGAGACGATGTTTAAATGGAAACCCCGTGATAAAAACACGATCGATTTCCAGATAAAGAGGCGGGGGGATATATGGAAAATGTATGTACAAGAAAGGGGTAAATTGATGTTTGAATCTGAAATTCATGTAAATCAAGTGCCCCCACACGCTCGAGAATGGATGGAAGAAGATGCAATTATTGAGTGTCAATATATGTTTATGGATGAACCGATGTGGTGGAAACCCGTTATACGTAGGTACGATAAAACGTTTCCAAATGGGCGTCGTACGTTTTATAGGACACTGGTAAACATAAAAGAAAATATATCTATCGACGATTTCATGAACTGTATATCATGAAGTAGTAACTACCTTCGGGAGGTGGCGATCTTTCTTCTACACGTTCATCGTTGATGAAATACCAGTTGGTTTTCCGACGTATATACGTTACGTAGTGTCCATCATGTTGATTTCCGAGATGCATAGCACATGCGCTCAAATTATACACGTGACCGTCTAGTGTCATCTGTTCTACTATTTTAATATTACTTTTGGTATCAAACGATAACATGAATATGGGTGGGAGTTTAGAAAAAAGCATACGTGTAGTAGCAGCGTTATATGTAATCCCATCTGTATCTTGAAAATTCTCTAATACATTCCAATCCGTACTCTCCTTAATCATTTTCTCCATGTCATTTTGACCCTTGTAACTCATTAAATGAACGCTAAAATCTTCTTCATTCACTGCTTTACCCTTAGGCCATATCGTTTCCTGTATCTTTTTACCGTAGAACCACTCCTTGACAATAGGTTGACTGCGTTCTAATATATCGATAATACATAGAACCGTTTCTTGTACATCGTGTTGCTCGTTAGTTCTAAATCGGGGAAACTCTTTCTGAAAGGCGTATTGTAGAGCTGCCAAGTCGAGTGGTGTTTTATCCGCTGTCCAATATTTTTTCAGTAGTATTTGGTAAATAAGTGTAAACATACACTTACCTTTATAGGGTTCTCGTAAGAAGTGATTCGTTAGTATAGGTATGTTGAATAAGCATTGAAGAGCTGTATTAAAATAACAGACCGTTCCCTCGTTTACGAAGCCGCGCATCTTATAATTATCTGAAGGTATAACTTTAATTGTATTTTTTTATTTGTATATATAAATGGTAAAGTATATACCACGGATTCTATTTTGTGTGATACTTATATACATTTTATTAATATTACTGAATACAAGTAGCACGGAAAAGAAGATATTATACGGACTGTTAAAAAATGTGGACTTTTGGACTGTAACACATCACCCAGTCGAGTACGATATCGGTATATCCAAGTACCTCACAGCACCTTTATACTTCGATAAAAATCGTCTCACCAAGGTTTCCGATGGAGAAATAGTTAACGCATACTGTTTCACGAAACCATACGCTAAAATACAGCGACAGTTACAAAGTAAAATGTTTTGGAATGAGTATCTGCCCAAAAATGGTATCAATGTTCCCAAGTTGAGCGCAACCACAAATCCTCACGTGATATACCATCATATTAATCCAGATAAAGAATACATTTCCAAACCTGAATATGGAACTGGTGGGGATGGAATCAAATTAATACGAGGTAAGGATATTAAACCGACGGATTTAAATCATCTCATTCAAGATAAGATTGGAAGTTGTGAATATAATGGGGCACGCACGTATCGCGTCGTCACGACATACGACGGAGAGGTTCTCGTCATTTACGAATTTAAGAATGGTGAAAAAATTACATCAAATGTAATGAAAGGTGCAACAGTAGTGGAACGCGTCGATGTTCCGGAAATTGAGCAGACTGTGGAGGAACTTTGTAAACTCCATACCCGTGACTTCAACTTCTGTTTTTCGATTGGGTGGGACTTGATGGTTGATTGTGAAGATAAAGATCCCACATACACCGACGTGTATGTCCTCGAAGGGAATTGGCCATCTGGATTGTACGGAAACGATGTAAACAAGAACGATAAATTTATAGAAATGGTAAATAAAAAAGCGAAACCCTTTTACACCCTCAATAACATTTAAAATCAAACCTAAGTTGTTTAAAGAGTATACACTTTCTAATCTTGATATGGACGTTCGAGCTATAACCGAAACCCTTTTCCCGACGATTCAAAAGTATAAAGATGATAAATATATTGAGATTGAACTTCGGTTAGGTAAATTCAACGGTACAATGTTCGACACTAACGTGGGTAAAGTAACTTTCGATACGATCATGAAAGGGTTGAATAAGTATACCGGATGGGAAAAAATGATTGGTTCTGAACATGATGTTTTTTATAGGGATTCCGATAACGTGCGTATTTCGACAGATCAGGCTTCTGGTGAAGAAGAGGTGATTAAGAAGGATCGTGTCATGAATCACGATTTCAAGCGCATGTCAGATGCACCATTCGATCTTCGATACAGCGTATCTATGGAAACTCCAATGCCAGAGGATGTCGATCGGGAAATGGATAAGAAAAAAACGAAGCAGCGCGTGTCATACATTCGTAAAAACCTATCAATTGACCTTACTATCATCACGGGTGATACACATGACATGGACGCCGAAGATCCAGTGACATATCAGGTTGAGTTTGAAATTATTGATGCTTCTCGTGTGAATACAAAGGATGATCTATTTAAGATTATTCACAAAATTAACGATGTTTTTATTATGTTGAATACTAGTAAATGATAGAACTACTTCTACTCGTGTTATTGATTTTTGTTTTGGCTCAGAACTCGAGTCAAAACAATAGCGAAGAGGTTAGTATTCTAGGATACAAGACAAAATATTTTCATATTTCCGACGGGGCTTCTAAGCGTATGTTCGAAAATATGAAGAAAGATAGACTCTCACCGGAATCGCTATTGAAATTTTTACACATGGAGGATAGGTTTCTTAAATTGGAACATATATCAGCATGCTCCGGAATTTCAAAACGAATTGAAGGGTATGGGTTATGTGATCAAATAAAGGAGGAGTTTTACGCGTACGATTTTTCATACCACGCTACACATTTAAAACAAATGGCTGAACCTCATAAAGTTATAAATCGAAGTATAACATGTTAAGAGTGTACAATAGAGCGCGTCTGTGTTTACCGGGTGTCATATTATAGACATTATCATATATATGAATTATCAGTCCCATGTCAGTTGATTCTCTATTTTCATCTATCCATCTATGGGCATCGGCCGCTATCATGAACTCATCTGTGCAGAGATACGAACGTTCTAGACGCCCCATACCGAACTCCTTATCATCGTCTCGTTCCTTTCGTATATATGAGCATATAATGTAATACGCCGTATCTATAAGAGACTCATATATATGAGGTGACCAACTAGAAGGTCCGTCATCTACACGAATAGCACTTCTATCCCACATGAAATGTACAAACTTTTCACGTGCGTCGTCCATTTGTTATATATCTCTCGTTTTCTTTATAACTGTTCAACTTTTGTACCTTTCGGAAATCTGTTTTTCTTCTTAGGGGGTGAAGGTGTCTTGTTTTTATTCATGACATTTTCGAGATCTTTTGCTAAATTATTATTCATTGCGTTAAGCTTGTTATTCAAGTTCTTTTTTCTCTGCATTTTCCACTCAGAAACTGTTCGGCGTTTGATATCATTGACACCTAATTTAAACGGGACACCCGCCTTATTTTTCTTTATATTCACCGTGTTTATACGTTTTTTAAGCTCAGTCACGTCTGAATTGATAGAAGGCATCACATTCCTGTATGTGTTCATCCACTTCTTACCGTATAATTTTTCAATATCTTTTTTAATTCCCATGTTCGTGAGACCTCGTGTTTCCAACACCTTTCCTTTAGCTTTAACTTTCTTGTTTACAGCTTTCGCAACCTTTTCAACCCTTTTAACATTGACCGGCAACGGTGTGGGAATGTTCAATTTCTTACATATAGTCTCGACCGTGTCGATATCTGAAATAGGTACACCCTTGGTTATCGCGATGGGCATGAGTTGTTCCTTAGTATACGCCATACATGGTTTGTTTTTAATAGTAAATTTACCGTAAACCTTACTCTTAATTTTGGCGCATATTTCAGGTTTTGTCGTTCTACCTGTAATGTCAACAATCCCTATTTTCTCAGCGACTGCTACTAATTTGGGACGAGGTATGGTCGCACACTTCTTAGATCCGATGCGTACACCGTTTTCACCATTTTTCGAACCATTTTTATTAAAATAGCTCACGGTATTACCTGTGTTTTTGATAGTTTTATTTTTAACTACACGCAACTTCTTAGCAGTTGGTTTAAAGTTTATATTTTTAAAATTACTAATCAATCCCATAACATTTAGCTCCTTTACGAGATCACTGCCAACGTTGTATGCATTATTTAAATCATTCGTGGTTTTAGCACCCATAATTTGTATTTTCCCCGATCTAAACAATTGAAATCCGTAATTCTTGTGTACCATTTTTAAAGATGGTCTTAGTTCCGGTTCGTATGAAGCGTTCCTCGATCTAGAAAATGCACGCGCTATATTAGCTAAATCCATAACACCGTTTGCTTGAAACGTACCAACCAATACAACGTATTTTATCGGATTGTATAGAAATTTAGAATTAGGTGTATACGTGTCTATGATATATTTCCGAATCATTTCTGGGTGTCGGATATTGTTGTTTAAAATACCACCGGAAAACTGCATCTTCCCGTTTTTATAAATCTTAACCATAAACTTACTCTCCAACCCATTTTCAAATATACGTCCATTTATTTCCGCTAAGAAATGTGCATGTTTATTTTTAGCGTTAGCGTTAGGTTTGACTGTAAACGTGTGTTTAGCACCTATGGCCATTCGCCCGTATCGCAATAATATACTATTTACTTCTACCCCTAACGTAGAACCCGGTGCGATGGGTTTTCGTTTATGTGGTTTTTTATACAGAATAGAATTTACGTCAACTGCATAATTACCGTCCATGGCATTTTGGTTTACTATCCCGTTAAAGATAGACAACTGTAAAGGCGAGATTCTCAATTGCGTAAAATTTGTACCGGATAATTTAGCACCTGCAATTGCACCAATCCGTCTGTTTATATTATTTACTGGTAATTGCATAGCGTTCTCCATCAACGCTCCGCGTTCCTGGTTCGTGAGATAAGGTGCACGCCTTATCATGTTCTGAGACGTGAGAGGGGTGTTCGAATTCGAATTTGAATTTTCAAATTCGTTAAATAAACCCATATATTACCCCTACATTTTTAATCAGTTCCCACCGACATTACAGGTTTCGCTGACATATCCGTGATATCGAGTCCGAATATAAACTCAGTACCGTTCTGCTCCATAGCCGGGAAAGTATCGTCACAGCTCTGGTACTTCATTGGTTCAGTGATTCGCTTGACCTTGATATCTCTCGTACCGAATGGACCTGCCCATATATCTTGATTCAGTGACTTGTTCAATACACCGTGGAACTCTGAATACTTTTTCTTGAAAAATTTAAGGGGACACTTTTTAGTAACATCGAATTCGACGCACGGTTCAGATAAGAACGATTCGAGGGGGCTACACGCAGTCGCTAGTTGACGCTGAATATCAGTGAAATAACGGGGTACGACGTTCCATACATCTTTATCGGGCCATTTTTGTGCGAATTCGAGATATGCGCGAACACATTTTTGTAAAATCGAAGGAATCTCGCGTTCAAGTTTGCTATCGAGAGTGGGATCTGCTTCCCTTACCTGTTTGGTAAAATCAACTGTAAGCACGCGTCGTAAGATACTCCCAGAATTATCGCGCCAATTCGGTACTTCGTTACCCCCAAGAATACCTGGTACAGTCCACTCGAAAGATTGCGCCTTCTCGTGCTTCACCGCAATAGACACATCTTCACCACTCACGATCGACTGGAATTCTGCCTGTTCCAGTGCTAAATCACCTTTGATTTCGGGTGCGATAAACATAAACCCATCCATAATAGCGGATAATCCAAACTTTCGTTCTACATTGTTCGACAACGTTTTAACATCTTCCGTGCAGTAGAATTTTCGGAACACTTTTGTGATCAGTGTAGATTTACCTGAGCGTGCAACACCTTTCAGGAAAGGGATACATTGCCACTTATCAATCTCGTTCACATCGAAGCATAGACGACCACCCAATGCAAATACCCACTCACATACATCTTTATTAAGCTGTTGATACTTCAGGATAGAGTCGAAAAACGGGGTTGGGATTTCTCGCCAATCTTTATTGCTGTAGTCTTCAAAATCGAGATCAAAGTATTTACTACTCACGATAGTTTGATCGAGATTCTTAAACTCGTTTGATTCATATGTGTAGAAACTCGCACGCCAATGAGGGTTATCAATCGCAGAGTTTGCATCGTCGAATTCTTTACCGATGAAGATCCCGTTCTTAAACGACCATACGTGGCGGTTCTTTCGAATCTCGGGAAATTGCATATCTTTTGTATTTTTTAAGTGTCGGATGAGATCTCCGTGACCAGGGGCGCGAGCTGTTAGATTCTTCCATAATTCAAACTGTACCTCCTTCTTTGCTACACCGTAGACATAGTCTTCAATCGTTTCGATCGGTTTCCATGCACGGGTTAGCGCACCTTCAGGGCTCTTAATCTGAGTACAACACTGTCCCTTGTATCGTCTAATTTGACGTCGGTATAAGTCCTTGAGAGTTTGTAATAAAGCCTGTTGGAACGGGTTTAATTCGTCTACATTTGTAATAGTGGACATTCGAAAAATTGACGGGTCGGTTTCGGGGTTAATTGGAACATATGTGGGATTGTTAATGCGTTCACTTATACGAGCGTTGCGGAATACGATTTGCCAGGCGTCATCGACCTGATCAATCAGGCGGTTGATACGAACTGAAATTTTCATATCGTTATCATCCTCGATATCCATCATGTTAAGTGTATCGGATCGATGGTACAATTCACATAGGCGTTCGTTCATACGCTTGACTTTAGATTCTACACGTGTAATGTCAATAGATACAGGGAGTCCATCATCGGTTAATTCTTCTTTCGTAAAAAAGTTTTCGTATCCGATACGATAGGATAGGTATATATCATCACGGTTGTTAATTTTCCACATATCTTCCAGTTGCACGAGAAAATTCATGACATCGTCATGAGAAAAAGTTTGTATTTGGTTCGTCCACATAGCACTATTCGCATCGTCTCGATTCGCCGTCTCGTCGATAAAATGTGTAACGGAGTCTGTCATTTTCTATTTATAGAATTCATTTTTTAAGCGGCGTTATCTCTTCTGGAGAGTTGACAAAAGTTTTACTAGGATTTTGTTTTGAATTTCCATTTGATGACCCATATTCACGAGGGCACTACACACGGTATCACCTTCGGGTGTTGTGAGGGTCGAACCAAGAATAGCCTCCATCGGGGCGCTATAATTTTCATCCTCATCTTCATATTGTGACAGATCAATATCGTCAACATTCTCAGGCTGAGAACCTGTTTGAGATTCGTTTTCATATTCGGATCCGGATCCGGATTCAGATTCGGCACTGGGGTGAGGCACTGTTGTTTCGGAGGTGGACATTTATGTATGATGAGGAAAAATAGTGCCGTGTTTTTCGCGGCTGAAATAAAATGTTGGTATATAATACAATACTCTCAAAATGGCCGGTGGTCTCATGCAACTCGTCGCTTACGGTGCCCAGGATGTTTACCTTACCGGAAACCCTAAGGTTACTTTCTTCCAGGCGGTCTACCGCCGCCACACAAACTTCGCGATGGAAAACATCGAACAAACTGTCAACGGTACCGCCGGTAACTCCGGTCGCGTGTCCGTGACCGTCGCCCGTAACGGTGATCTCGTCGCTGACATGTACGTTGAAATGAAGGCCGCTACCGGTCTCGCGACCATCTCCACCGCCGCCGGTGCCCTCGACAACGCGTGGGTTGCCGAGCGTGCGATCAAGGATGTTGAGCTGTCCATCGGTGGTCAGCGCATCGACAAGCACTACCAGAAGTGGTGGCGCATGTACTCCGAACTGTACCTCGACGCCTCTAAGAAGGCTGCGTGGGGTAAGATGACCACGGGTTCGGTGAACACCACGACCGGTGCTGAAGGACAAGTGTTCCTTCCCCTGATCTTCTTCTTCAACCGCAACCCCGGTTTGGCGCTTCCCCTCATCGCCCTCCAGTACCACGAAGTCCGTTTGGATTTCGACCTGTCGGCTGAGTTCGAAATGTACATGGACACCACGAAGACCTTCAAGGTGTGGGCCAACTACATCTACCTGGACACGGAAGAACGAAGGCGATTCGCCCAGAAGGGTCATGAATACCTGATCGAGCAGGTGCAGCACACCGGATCTGACACACTTGCTGCTGCCGAGGCGACCAAGCAAATCCGTTTGTCGTACAACCACCCCGTCAAGGAACTCGTGTGGTGCGCCTCCGAGCCTAACGTGTCCAACGTTGCCATGTGGAACTTCACGCAGTCCGCGGCCAGCGTGTCCACCGATGTTGCCAACCAGAGCCTCACCGGTACCCTGGTGCACACCGACCTTGATGCCGGTAACTGCCCCAAGCTGATCACCGGTGAAGGTGCGGTTTTCAAGACCGCCTTCGATGAAGAATCTTCGGGTTCGATCAAGTCCATGAAGCTCGTGCTCAACGGCCAAGACCGTTTCAAGGAGCAGTCCGGTAAGTACTTCAACCAAGTGCAATCCTACAACCATCACTCC